GCGATGCTGTAAGTACTGCGGCAAGAATAGAGAGCAAGTGTAAAGAATATGGTTGCTTGTTACTTGTAGGCGGTGACACTTATAAACACACAAAGAATAAATTCTTTTATCTTAAAGTAGATGACCTAGCAGTAAAAGGAAAGACTGTGGGCATTGAAATATATACTGTACTTGATATCAAAGTAAGCAAGTATGCAAAAGCCAAACAGATGCATGAAGATATGCACATGCAATATCGTAAACAAAATTTTGATAAAGCAATTAAATTATGTGAGCAACTACATGATGCCTTTGAGGGTAAGATGAAAGGTTATTATGATATGTGGATTGAACGTTGTGAATTTCAAAAGACTCAAAAACTTCCTAAAGATTGGGACGGTGTGTTTATTGCTACTTCTAAATAATTATTCGTCTGGAGTCCAGTTTCTAAACGTTGTAAATAAATTTGCATACTCTAACAAATCAGTTCTTAAAACTCTTAAATGTCGCATTTCAATAGGTTCATTTATGCCTGCTTCTACAATTAAAGGATGATAATAATTTAAAATTTTATCTACTTTATTTCTATCTTTAATAATATCTTGTATTACTCTATGATAAAAATTTGGCTCTGTAATTAATTCTGTAAGCCAATGATGATGTTCATTATGCGAGTTATATGAATATGCCATTTCTCTTACTTCGTAAGTTATTGCTCTTACTGGATTAATATTATATCTATACTTATTCATGACAGCAGGATACCACCACTTGTCATTACGAGTGTGCTGATTTTCTAAAAATGCTGTATACTCACTTCTTAAACTTTTAACTAATCCTTCTTCACTAGCATTTAAGTCAACCTTATACTGTTTAATAAGTTTGTCTGCTATTCTTTTGTGTCTTTTGGATAAAGACTCGTATAATTCTAATACCTGTGGAATTGTAAACGTTCCATCGAAAAAAGAATTGGGAATAGCCTTATGACGTTGAAATTTATTAAGTTCTGTAGTTAGTCGTACGGCATCAAAATTTATAATATCTTTTGACATACACTTACTTATCTAGAATGTATAGACAATATAGTGGACAGTTTACTAGTCCCTTTATTCCTTCCTAGTGTAACTCTTGCACCTTCATGTAATGGTTTGGGCCATTGCCCTATATTAACCCAAGCATATCCGGCACTTTCGTCATTTAACGTTGGTATAAATTCTTCCTCTACTACAGCAACAAAACTGTAATACATAAAGTTTTTATTTTTGCTTTGATATACATCTATTGGATTTAATTTTTGCAGTTCTGGAACGAACCCTATTTCTTCACCAAGTTCTCTTTTAATACATTCGTAAGGAGTTTCTCCATTGTCAATCATACCTCCCCAAAAACCCCAGGTATTTTTTTGTCTTTTATCTGCATTTCTTAATTGAAATAAACACCGACCTGTGTGTTTACATAGAAAAATAACACCTGCACCAGCAACGCCTTTGTGTTTGTTAACGTTTGTTAATGGGTTTATTTTGTCGATTATACTTATATGTTCAGTTTCCAAAACCCTGGATTGTATGCCCCTTCGTGACTGCTTGTCCATTCTTTACCGTCCCACTTGTACTGTTTGCCTGTGTATGAATTACTTACATACTTTATTATACTTATAGAACTGGCATCAAATTGTATAAACCATTTTGAACCGTCATATTCTACAATATCATCCTTATCTGCTGATATTCCCCAATCATCTCCAACGATCTCGTTAGTAAGAAGGTAACGTTGCCCGGTTGATACAGCCGCCAAAGTACCATCTCCTGGATAATTTTGTAAAGGATTGACAATTTTTGTTAATGCTGTTTCTGTATTACTTGGCAAAGTATCAGAGTCTAATGTAAAGACCAATTTATTAGAGTCTATAGTATTTCTAACCACCGATCCGGTTATTAATCCAGTAGAGTCTAAATCATCTGTGACATTAAGTTGTAATGTACTACCAGAAGTAAGCGGAATGTCATCTATATTCACAGACGAATTTCCTAATGTACCTGATGCGCCTTGGGGTGATAGTATTTCTAATAAATCATTCCAGTTTGCTTTTACTGTAGTACCGTCATCATAAGTACTACCGTCAGATGTAGGTGCAGTTTTGTATAATACTGCTTCTGTTCCAGAAATATCTACCCAATAATTATTAGGCGTAATAGAAGTAAGTTCCATTTGACCATCTATAGTTCTAAAGAAGTCATAAATGTCGTCGTCGAAACCCATATCATTTATACTGTCTGTATTATAAACATTAGCATGAATAGTATTAATAATTTTCTGTCTTTTAACTTGCGCCGGCGGATTAATCCATATGGGCAATACGAATGTTAATGTAGCAACGTCAATAGTTTCATCTACACCTGCAGGAACGGATCTGCTACTCCATTGTATGTCTGTTAATTCTACTTCGAATAGTTGGGTCCAATCCATTGGATTTGAATTTTGTTGTAATTGTAAACTTGGATTAAATAATACAAGTACTTGCTCTAGTAGTTGTAATTTTTGATCTGTGTTACCAGTCCAAACATCCACATTTAATGTTAAATTATATGGAACAGGCATTATTTTCTTTGTTGTATATAAATTACCTTGTTCGCCAGTGTAAGATGCTGTTCCTGTATTATATTCTCGTTCAGAAACTTGTACAGTATCGACTAACATTGGATCTTGTGTTCTATCTCTAGCAATTAATAAACTTTGTATACTACATGCCATAAATGGTGTACTGTTTACCATGTTCTCACTACCTTTCTTTAGTATGTGAGCAACCATTCTACTCATGTCTGCGTATCTTACTGGTGTCCTATTGTAATAAGTAACACCGTCTCTTTTTCCTTCGGATACTTTAAATTCTTTAAAGATTCGCATAAACTGTAAAAGATATCTTCTTATTTGTGCATCGTAAAAATAATCCATATTAATCTGCCTTCGGTTTCACTGCTTTACTAATAGATGTTTTTTCTGGAGCAGTTGTTCCATCTGTGTTCGTTGTAGTATTATCGTTATTAATAAACGTAGTGAGTAATCTATTTGCCGCCGCCCATGTTTCTCTTCGATCATCGCTAATTTTCTGCCAAACTGCATTAACTTTAAGGAATAATCTGTTAGGACTAAAGTCTGTTCTAAGGAAATAATCACCGTTACTTGCATCAACCGGGAAACTTGTTCCGCTACCTACTAAGGTAGCACCATTTGGCGGCGTACCGTCTGCTGTAAAATGTACTCCAGGTTTGTTAGAATTTACATCTACATATAAATGTCCGCCTTCAGAATAGCCACTATCATATGGCATTTCTTCAGCCGCCATTTCCATTACTTTATCACTGATAGCAATTTCTGTTTTGTATGTACTTAGAATATTTCTAAGATCATCGGCTTGATCACCTGTACCAAGTATATCTCTGTATTCTGGACTGTCAGTGATATTAGTTAATTTAACTTTCCATAAATGAGGCCACCATCTAGCATCATATCCTTCTGCAGGACGCCCAGCATCACTAACTACAAAAAATCTATTAACTGCATCTCCCCCACCGAGTAATAAATCATCTCTTAAATGCGGAAGTTCTAAAACATCACCGGACATTAGCCTTCTACCCAGTAAACTTGCTAGTGTATTCATGTGAAATGTCATTTGCAAATCATTATTTGCCATAAACAAACCAAACTGTGTTAAGTCAAATTCTGGTTCACTAACATTATAAGTGCCTCTCAGTTCATAAATATCTGTATCGTACTTTCTATCTCTATTTTCTAAAAATAAAACGTCTTGAATATATAAATCGCCAGTACCAACACTAGTGTTTGCAGAGTCGTCAGTATATGTGCCTATGTATTTGTGTACATAAACTCCTGTACCACCCGCATTGATGTTTTCGGCTATAATTTTATCTTGAAAATCATAGTCGTTGGTTTTGTTCTTGTTCCATAAACTTAATCTTGGCATAATGTACTATTTATCACTTTACAAACTTCTTGACATATAGTATGATACATATTATAATAATATATTGGAGAGTTGGCTGA